GATCAGCAAGATTGAGACTAGAGATATCCTTGTCAGAAATATCAAAAAAGTCCTGAGCATTCAGTTCAGCATATCCTCTGTAAAAAGTCTTAGAGATGCCAGCGTAACGACGCTTCATCAGTTTCTCAACGCGGATGTCCTCAACGACATTGACAAACTGCATGGGGACACGACCCTCAAAGGACCAGTCATTAGGGGTATAAAGCGCATGACCAACCTCGTGAGAGATCATAGAGTCCACGATCACAGGAGCAGTCTGCCAGATGGGTAGGGTAAGGACACGAGTCTCTACGTTGAACTGAGCGGTGTCAATACCACGATGCTCCACGGCAAGATCCTCTTGGGCAAGCAGACGGGCGAGAGTATCTTTGACGTTGTGCATGGTGTCCTCTTAACTACAGATACAATAAGACCCCCGACGTTGATCGGAGGTCTGACTGTGACGCTTTTTAAAGTGGCGCAGTGCTTCACGCCTCGCCCGTAGTGCTTGGGGCTTCAACTTTCTTTTTTGGTCCTTCTTTGAGTGGTGTTGCCAGTTTGGTACGTTCATTTTCCTGACGGTAGTCCTTGTGAAGTCGTTTAAGTGCTTCAATTGTAGCAGAGGTTTCTTCCCATTCCCAGGTGTCACTGCCAATAATCGTAGTCTTCTTAGTCATAAAAACATTCCTTTATCGCTCATGTACTTGAGAGTTTCCTTCAGACTTCCACGATGGTCCAACCCAATAGAAATCTGTGGATACTCTGCTTCTTCTCCAAATTCTCCCTTAAATTGTTTGTGGGTAAAGTCAACACCCAACAAAAACTCTCTTACATCTTGACCAACTGCCTCAAGAACCATGACCGCTCTTTCCGACTCTTGACCGCCGTTGCCATACACTAGTGCTTGAATCATTTCTTTTCGTGATTGTATTCAATTACAATTTTTCTGTGTTGCGTAGTACGGTCACAGCACTCAACGTAGTGTGCTTTGCCGTCTAAGAGATCTTCAATTTTTTCTACTAAATTCTTAGCAATATTTAGTTTGGTTACGTCAGTCACGTTGTCGCCAGTCATCAGGTTTATCTTGTTTGAACCAATCTACAATTTCATCTGCACCACTAAACCCCGTTTTGTAGTTGGATGGGTCGGGGTCTCCTAGTCCCATCTTATTCATAAAATCATCCACGGATCCCTCCTGGATGTCCTGAGCTGCTTGACGGCGTGCTTTGTTTAACCAATCCCTAGCAAGAGTATGAGCCTTGGCAAGTTTCTCTGCCCAGATCATATCTTCCAATGGAACTTGTTCTTTGTTAGCAATGCAACGGCAGATAGACTCCAAACGAAGTCGATACGCGGTAGAGAGCATGTTAGTTCTTTCGGAGTTTAGATTCTAATTCTGAAATTCTATTGAATTCAGCGTATGCTGCTTCAGATCTTTCACCAAGAATAGTTAAGATGTCATCACGAATTACATCGTTGTCAACATAATCGTCAAGATACTTATCTATTGCTTCTTTCAGGTATCTATACCTGTGCCACTCAGGTGAGTAAGGTTTGTACATAACAAAAGACATATAGAGTATTTATTGTTCCTCTATGACGGTAGAGAAGTTCTGCTTCTTCTCCACTCTAAGCAACCTTTCAAACTTATCCTGCAGAACATCTGGTTTGTGAGAGATAACAAACACATTTGTATCTTCAGAGAAAGTTTTCAAGATTTTCATAAAGTCATCTGTACCCGAAGAGTCTAGACTACTATCAAAGATTTCGTCAAGCATAAGAAGATTAGTGTTAGCACTGTTCTTCATCTTAGCAATAGTTCTCCAAGTAAACAGAAGAGCAAGATCAATTCGCATTTTCTCACCTTCAGAGAAGGAAGCATATGAGAACTCATCTCGGAACCTGGACTTGATAGTCTCTTCAAAATTCTCATCGAGTTCAAAAGAGACATAGAAGTCCAGTTCCTTGAGATACCTGTTGATCAACTGATTCATCACGGGCAAATACTTCTTAATAATATTTGCTTTAATCCCAGTGTCTTTCAACATGTTGACCACAACATCATGATTGTCACGATCGTGTTTGGAAGTTGACATATATTTTTCAATAGTCATGCCTTCCTTGGCAAGTTCTTTTAGTTTCTCTTGCTCACGTTTTAGGTTCGCCCCGCCACCTTCTTGCTTTGCAATCTGCTCATTCAACTTTTCGATGGACTGTTCTTTCCAAGAAATTTCTTTGTTGTTAGAAACCATCTGAGCGTTGAGTTCTTGCATCTGTGCTAGCAAGTTTTTCTTTGCTTGAAGATCTTCTTGTACCTTTTGCAGTTTGCCTTTCAACTCACTGCTGGCAATCTCAAGTTCAGAAATAGAAGAAGTGATAGAAGTCTTCTTATCGGTTCTAAGTTCTTGGTCAATACTTTGCTTGCAAGTAGGGCACGTATCGTTCTTTTCAAAGAACTTATAGTCGCTCCTAAGTTTTTTAAATTTATCTGCGAACTTAGACTCGTAGATTCTGAGTTTGTTATACTCATCATCTACGTTATCATATTCTTCCAACTCAGTCTGTAGTCTGGTACACGTAACCAGATTACTCTCATTCTCTCCTCGGGTGAGAACAATCTCATCTTGAAGTTTAGAGATCTCTGATCTGCGTTGTACGTTGTTTTCCTTAGACTGATTCTTGAGGTCTTCAATAAACCTCTGTTGCATCTGGACTTTCTCCTTTGCAATCTCCATCTTATAATCAAGTTCACGAATCTGTTCTTTGAGGACTTTGATTCGATCTTTGAGGATGAGATTCATCGTAGAGAAGATCTTGATATCAAGCAAGTCTTCAATAACTTCTCTACGATTATTAGGAGTCAGTTGCATAAAAGGAACAAACGTAGACGATCCTAAGATGACTACCTGAGTGAATGACTTGTAATTCAGTTTCAGGATGTTTTGCTCCAGTGACTTCTGCTGTTCAGCGGCAGATGCCTCTTGGTTGAGCATATTGCCATTGAGATGAATCTCGAAGACATTAGGTTTGATACCACGACGAATAAGATATTCACGGGAACCAATGTTGAACTCAATCTCAACCAAGCAATCCTTTTCGTTTACAGCATTGACTAACTGGGGTTTATTGATTTTACGAAAAGGTTTGTTGAACAAAGCAAAACAAATAGCGTCCAACACAGTGGACTTACCTGCTCCGTTTGTACCAACGATCAGAGTAGAGTGGTTACAGTCAAGGCACATCTCTGTGAAAGCATTTCCAGTAGAAAGGAAATTCTTCCAACGGATAGTCTTGAAATGAATCATAATGAATAGACAAAAATTAATCTTCTCTGGGAGGTATTACTATATCATCGGGGGTAACAATATAGTAAGGGTGACCGTGATGCTCGCACGCTTGCATTGCTTTACGGTCGTCCACTTCTACCACTGACATTTCTGGAAAATCATCTGCTTCCAGAAGACCAGCATAGCGCACTGCGTCGTCTTTGTCAAGAAAGAGATAAATTATCTTCTCACCAGATTCATCGGTGACTGCGTAGGCACCTTCTTCTTCCTTTCCTGTCAAAGCTAAGACGAACATCAGACTAACTCCAGTGCTTCTACGTATAACGACTTAAGAATATTTTTAACGCCAGGTTTATCTTCGTGCCCAAGATCATCAACATATCTTTCAAGAAGAGTAAGTGTATCTTCACTTTCAATATCAATCTCTTCTTCTAAATCAGATTCAAAAGAAGGATCTTCAATAACTTTTACCTCATGGACACCAGCGGCATAAAGTTGACTGAGGAAGAAATCAAACTTATGAGAGTCAGATTTCTTTTCAACAACAACCTTTACAATTTTACCGTTGTACTCAGCGTAGTCAAACTTAGAACTATTTAACTTACTTTCATCGTAATAAATTTTTTCGTAGATCTCAAATGGATTCTTGATGAACTTAATATCACCAGTCTCAGTATCAAAGATATGGAATCCACGAGTGTCTCGATAATCGTTCCAATAAATCTGGTATGGATTACCTAGGTAGTGGATGTTTCCTCTGGAAGATCTGTGATGGTAGTGACCCGAAAAGACTTTGTGGAACTTCTGATATAGTTTGCTCTCCACACCATGCTCCATGACGTATCCACGATGAGCTTCAAATCCGTTGAGCTCAAGGTGCCCCATCGCGTAGTCGCAAGTTGTACTTTCAATAAGTTGATAAGTGGTCTCAGAATTTTCATTGTTAATCCATGGAATAAAAAGAATAGGTAAACCACCGACAGTTACTTCAGTGGGATCTGAATATGTATGAACATTACTATACTCTCCAAGCAGATTGTCAAGAGTATTAATACTGTTTGTGTCCTTGAAGTATGCTGTGTGGTTTCCAACAACAGCGTGAACAGTCACACCCATGTCACGCAAACGATCGTAGTAGTTCTCTCGTGCCCACTTTGCTGCCCAGAGATCGATGTTCCTGCGATTATCAAACGTATCACCCAGATCAAATACCGTAGTGATCCCCTCTTTCTCTAGAGTTGGAAAGAAAACTTTATTATAAAATTTCAGAAAGAACTCATGAAAGACACGAGAAGATTTTCTAGCACCAAAGTGTTGGTCTGTGATGATGGCAACTTTCATTATCTATAGTAAGGAGGAATATCATTAGAAGGGAGGTGGCGGCAAAAGAAAGATATTGTCAATCGATCTTGATTCTTACCAAAAGTTTTGACACCATGAAAAGTATTGCAGTTGAACAATACCAATCTATTATACACATTTTCCACAGAAACAGTTTCTACAAACTGATCATTTAGCATATGCCATGCTGCATCATGTTCCTCATCAGAAACTTCTTCGCCTCTATAATGCTTCTCTTTGATCTCTAAGGCAGCCCATTGTTGAGAGACCCATCCATTCTTATAACCAAAGATAGAAGTCCCAGTATCTTTTTCTGGGTTTTTATTCAGATATATGACACCACCAAAAAGAGTGTCACCTTTATCAACATGAATCCAACCACGATTTTTTGTATCATACTGATGATTACTGAATGGAGTAATCAACTGGAATGACATTTCAAAATTCCAACTGAGAGGTTTTGTGTGATGTAATGTGCAAATCTTCATGCACGTATAATCAAATAACTCTCTATTGAAATTGACGATCTGATCTGATCTAGACCCTGGCCAACGTCCATCCTCATTTGGATAGAACGTTTGCTTCATTGCATAGTCAACTATCTTATCAGGTTCATCAAAAAAATTATCTGCAATGGTAATGGGATACATTATAGTTTACCCCCAACGACCCCACTATTTACTGTGCGAGTGTACTCATCAAGAGTACCATCCTGTAGACATTTTAGATGCCACCGTGACATTTTAAGAACACCTTCATACGTGGCACCAGTGATAAAATGTTGTCCAAGGGGTTCCTTTAGAATACTGGTATACAATCCGAACCGCGTTTTTTTAATATAGAAATTATCATCAATCCACTCAACATCTTTAGGAATGTCTTTCTCAACAGTTCCTCCAAAAGAATCTGAGAGTTTTACTTTTCGTTTGGTCTCAATGTCAGTCATCATTTAATTCGGATTTCTACATTCTCTTTAATAGTGTTGTAATCTGAGGACGCCATGTTGTCATCAGAGTGAAACACTTGTTCATATCCAGACTTAAGAAGAATCTTATTCTTAACTTCTAACTGACGTTTCTCTTTTTGAATTCTACGAAGAAACGCATAGTAAATAATTTGAGTAAAGTAAGCGAAAGGATTGTTGGACTTCTCTGGTTCAAAGTTATGGATATACTGAACACAGTTCTCAATCCCATCAGAGATCATGTCCTCACGGAACATGTAGTTGACGAAATTTGGTTTGTATGAAAGATGGTTTGCAATCTTCAAAAAACACTCACCAATGTAACGTGGAATTTGAGGTTTACCATCCCACTGTTTAGAGCGATCTTCTTTAGTTGGTTTTCTACCATTCTTCTCCATGAAGTTGGATTCAACCGCAGCACGATAAACAACTAGAGCTTCTAAGAACTCTTTGTTATTGACGTAGTGTTCGGACTTTGCGTTTCTTCTCGTCATTCATGCGTCTGTGATCGTTGACATTAGTGTATCAAATATCTCTGTAATAGTCAAGGGGCTTGACAGACCTCTGTATTCTCTGTATGATAACCCTGTGGAGGGTTCAAAGAGTAATAAGCTTTAATTAGCTTTGAATAGCTTTTCTAAAAGATCTCTACAGTCATCTACAGATCCTAATCTTCCAATGTCATTAGATCCCGTTACATCGAGTTGACTACTATCTCTGTTGAGTTTCCTTAAAGACAGAGTATAAAATACTTGTACTTCAGGACCACATTCGATTACGGTAACAATCTTTTCTTTTGGAATAATGAATGTACTCTGATTAGAGAACTTCATCCAAGGACCTACCTTTGCTCCTTGTTTCTTACCCATAGTTACTTCTTCAACTTCGATGGGATTATCTACGATTACATAATCTCCATCATCATCAAAAACGTGCGTGACTTGGGCTAGAATTTCTTCTCCAGTAATTAATTTGATAGCACCTAAAAATTCTTTTTCAGGCATTTTGTTTGTTCCTAATGCGGACATCAATAAATTCATAATCAAAGTTTTCTTCATTATATACTTTCACTCTTTCTACTAAATGATTTAGTGTGTAGTTTCTCTTGTTCCCCTGAGATAGGTCATCTGCGATATCATACAGAACTGCTTTTCTTTTATTCTCTCCCCTTCTGAGAACGCGCCCGATGGACTGAAGGTTCCTCACTCTTGACTTTGATGGCGATGCAAAAACAACATTATGTAAGTTTCTAATGTTGATGCCTGTACTGAAAGTTCCGTATGATGCTACGATGATTGCGTTGGATGTGGTCTCTGCGATTTGCCTAATGCGTTCGCGGTCTTCGACCTCAACTCCACCGTGTACTAGAAAGACTGGACGATCGTCACCTGTCTTACTATTTATGATATCGAACAATGGCATACCATGACGCTCGACATAATTAAACAGCACCAGAGTATTACCCTCTAGATCGCATACCAAGTTTCTGATAAACTT